GTTGATTGTGAATGGCCATGTATTATATTAAAATCTTTATATTCATTTACATTACACCATATATTTAATATCTGAACATTATCATATCCTAAATCTTTTACAAATATATTAGCATGATGTTCAATACTATTAATTAATGGTCTAATAACATTCTCAGACAATAGATTTTCTGATTGAAACCCGCCTCTATTTGAAATGACTCTTCCCTTATTATTTTTTTTTGTATTTAAAGCTAAATTTTTTAATGAACTATTATCTAACAATAATTCATTTTTATAAACCGATATTTTAAACAAGTCATAAATCATAATATAAAATTAATCACACATCTTTGATTTGTTTTCATAGGATTAGAACCTGCGTGTTCAAGGTCGCTATTAAAAACAATCATTGTGCCCTTTTTTGGTTTTACTCTTTCCCATATTTTTTTAGTGCCTGGTAAAAAGAAGAAGGTATCTCCATCACTATCATTAACATAGTAAAGATAAGTTTTTTTTACTTGTTCTCCTTTTTCTTTTCTATCATAGTGTATTTTTTGATAATTTTCGCTTGTATAATTTGGTAATATATGACACATATTAGCTTTTATTCTATGAAATTCACCAGCGTGTTTATGAAATTTATTTAAGAGTGGTTGAATAAATTTAATCCAATTGCTAATATTACCTCTATCATTTTTAAATACATGAGTAAATTGAGGACTATCAATCTCTAATTGATTGAATTTATCTTTTTCTAAATAGTTGTCTGTGGATTTTTGAAGGTGCCAAGGAAAATCTGGACCTAATAAATACGATTCTACAATATCTGCTTCGTTTGGTTTAATAAAATTGTGTATAACATTCAATTCTCCATCCATGATAATAACTCACTTTCATTTTTTTATATAATTATTTATACTGTATTTTAAAGTTTAGTCCAAGATTCGTCATCTGGATTCCATGCGTAATCATAATGATTATTTGCTTTTGCTATCCATCTGTTATTATCTTCGTCCCACCTTATTTGAGTATAATGACATATTGAGGATGTTTCATCTGTGTATTGCATTTGGTCATTTGTAGGAGCCGTGACTGGCGCCATCCAAAAGCAAGTATCTTCATCTAAAGTCCATGACGGGAAAGGTTTAGGTGCAATAAAGGCATCTCGGCCTGAATCATAAGTGTCGCCTATACCTGCATAATTTTTTCTAAAAGGTGTTCCACCTAATGCGTGTACATTACCGTTAGTGTTGTATGATGTTCTTTTTACAGTTTTACCTGTAACATTGCCATAATACACTTCCCAATCAGTATCACCACCTTCATCTTTTCCCACAATTACCTGTAAGACTATGTTATTTTCATCTAATATTGCGTAATGAGCCATTTTTAATCCTATGCTATACTAATTGTATCTGTTCCAGCAGTAAATGTTGTGACTTTGTTACTGCCTACTGTTGATGTTGATGATGTTAAACCACTACCTATTGTTAAAGATTTTGTGTTAGGATATCTTAGAATTACAACACCTGAACCACCTAAACCTCCAGAATTTGCCGGACGATTATCACCGTCTCCTCCGCCACCACTTCCAGTATTTGCCGTACCAGCAACAGCAGTACCATTATCTGGTAACCATAATCCGCCTGCGCCTCCGCCACCAGAACCACCTGGAGCTGCATTTGAGTGACTTGATTGATATGTTCCGCCACCTCCGCCACCTGCTCTAGTTACAGATGAACCTGTGATGTTACTTGATTGTCCATTACCACCTGCACCAGCGACATTTGTTGAACCTTGTGAACCTGCTTGACTAGCACCTCCACCTCCGCCACCTGCATATGGGGCTCCTGTATTTGAACCGCCTCCTCCGTTAGTTCCTTGACCTGATGTTCCTGTGCCGCCTGTTCCATTCCAGTTACCTGCACCCCCACCTGAACCGCCGTTACCGCCTCCGCCGTCACCGCCTCCGTTAGATGTTATAGTTGCAAAAACTGAATCACTTCCTGTTCTACCTGAATCGTTTCCTCCAGCACCGACTGTTACTGTATAATTTTGTCCGTCATTTAAAGTTAAAGAAGATTCAGCTGAAGCTCCACCACCTGAAGTTCCTGCTGATGTTCTATAACCACCTGCGCCGCCGCCACCGTAATAATGACCAACGCCGCCTCCTGCAATAACAAGAAAATCCACAGCTGTTGTTGGAGCAGTAATAGCTGAAGTGCCATCATTAGCAGCAGTTGAAACTATCCAACCACGAGTTGAACCTGTATAAACTAATCTAACTCCAACGCCTGCTTTATCCATAAAAAAAGCAGCTGCAACCCCATTAATTTTTTCTGAACCGTTTGGTGATAAAGTAATATTGTTGTTATTTGAATTTGACCTACTGTCAATAACATTAACCTCATCACCTACACTGCCAGCTGGTAAATTTACTGTGTGAGCATTTGAAGATACATTTATAAAATAACCTCTACCTGCAACAGCTGTTGTTTGCGTAGAACCGTCAGCTGTAATTTCAGCTTGCCATTGAGTGCCTACATCTGCTGAACCACCTAAAGATACTGAGGTGCCGTTTAATGTAATAGATGAGTTAGCAAGTTTATCGTTTGCAATAGAACCTGCTAATTTTGCGTTTGTAAGTGTGCCGTCAGCCACATCAGCTGCACTAATAACGCCGTCACTTACCTTTGCTGAAGTGATTGCGTCATCTTCAATTGAACCTGATTTAATTTTATTAATGGCCATTGATTATCCTTTAATTATCTGTTTATATTTATACATCTTCATCTCTTGTTTTATCATAATTTTTACTATCCTGAAAAAATGAGATGGTTGTTGTAAATCCAAAATCGTCATCTGCGTCAGCGCTTTCTGGATTTGGTACAACTGTTATTCTTTCTTCTCTAGTAGCAGCTGGTAAATCTGTGTGCATATCTGCCTGTGTTTCTCTAATAACTTTTTGAGTTGAGGCAGGACCATATAAGTATGTTTTTGCTGTAAAATTTAATGTGTATATTACAGCTCTTCTACTTTCAAAATCTCCACTATAACTATCTTCGTAATTAATATTATTTAGTACAATAGGTACATCTCTTTTTATACCCATTTCAGGAACAACATTAATTGTTACAGTATAATCTGGTTGAAAATAAGGTAATATTTGTTCAACTATTTGTAAACCACCTTCAGCAGTTGCCGTAAAACAATATAGATTGTAAGATATATTATAAGGCACAGGCATATAATTAAAATTCATAACACCTGTGTTAGTTTTAGTTGTTTTAAATTTTTGTACTTTAGTTAGTTTTCTACTACCATCATATTCAATACCAGATATTTCAAAACCCATTCTAGGTAATGTAACTGCAAATTGTCTATCTTCTAAATTAGGTTGTTGGTCTAATCTAACTAAAAATTTTTCTTTTGGCGCATAAGCTAAAGGCACTCTAATAGATTGTATCGTACTATCTGAGCCTGTTCTTTTAATTTGTATATTATTAAAAACTTGACCGAAAGCTACGGTCATTTTTCTCATGCCTTGATTATAAAAATGTCCAAACATTAAAAGTCTACCTCACCAAATGGATTTCTTTCTGTAAAGTCTAGTATATCATCTGAAGTATCTTCAGTATTAAATCCTGCTTGTGCGTCTAAATCTAAATTATCAGCATAAGTTGATTGTGTCTGTATATTATATTCTTCATTAATAAAGTAATTTTTAGTACCGTCAACACTATCATTTTCTAATTGTAATGAACCTGTGCCATCTTCTAACATAAATTGATGTGCTAACTGGTCTAAACTAAATTGGTCTTCAGCACTATCAATATCAGCAACGCCAGTATCTAATTTCTCTGAACTGTATTCCCATGTTCTAGCTCTTAACTTATAAACAGGCAAGTTGCCTAATTGAAAGAATGGCTCCTGGTCTTCTACAAAACTTATTTCAAAAAATTTGTTTAGTAAAGGATAATAAATTATATCTCCTTCATTAGGTCTACCTTCTTTTATCATTGTATGGTAACTATCAACAGCGTCATTCCATCTACGCTTAGATAACATAAATGTAGTTTCTTCTCTAATTTCTAAACCAAATTTATTAATTAATTCTTGTTCACCAGCTAAGCCTTCAGTAGTTTCTACATC